GTTGTAAATGGCAATATCTACATCAAGAGATCAATTCAAAGAACGTTGCTTGCGACGTCTGGGAAAGCCAGCAATTGAAATAAATGTCACTGAAGAGCAAGTCGACGATTGTGTTGATGATGCTATTAGTTACTGGAATGATTATCATTTTGACGGTTCTGAGAAACAATATTACAAACATCAAGTAACGTCTGAAGATAAAACCAATCGGTATATCACACTGCCCGACAATATCATCGGAGCTATTAACATTTTTCCTATTTCAAGCTCATTTGGTGCTGGGGATTTGTTCAATATTCGTTACCAAATTGCTTTAAATGACCTTTATACTCTAACCTCAGTGTCATTGGTGCCATATTACATGGCATTTCAACATATTCGTTTAATCGAAGAGATTCTTGTTGGTCAACAGCCAATTCGATACAATCGTCACAGAAACACAATTCACATCGATGCTGACTGGGATCGTATCAACGTTGGAGAATACGTGATAATTGAAGCATATCAGACAATCAATCCAGACGTTTACATTGACATTTGGAAAGATCGTTGGTTATTGCAATATTGTACTGCTTTAATAAAACGGCAGTGGGGCAATAACCTAAAGAAATACAGTGGAATGGTGTTGCCTGGCGGTATTCAATTCAACGGTCAACAAACGTACGATGAAGCAATTGAAGAAATCAGAATGTTAGAACAAGAAATGATTACAAACTATTCAATTCCAGTTTCAGATTTTGTAGGATAACAACAATGAAAACACTACTTCAGTATATCGACGAAAGATGTTGGAAAGGTTATAAACCAGTAAAAGGTAAAAAACCTTATTCGAAAGGATCATGTGAGCCAGTTGAAGAAGCAATTGATAAAAGTAAAATGAAATGTAACCAACCAAGAGCACAAGATAATGGTGATAAGTCTCACGTGGTTAAAGCTTGTTATGATGGCAAAGAAAAAATTATTCGTTTTGGTCAAAAAGGAGTAAAAGGGTCACCAAAGAAAAAAGGTGAGTCTGAGGCTTATGCAAATCGGCGTAAAAGATTTAAAGCAAGACATTCTAAAAATATTAAAAAAGGTCCTAGTTCTGCAGCTTATTGGGCGAATAAAGTAAAATGGTAACAAGTCCATTCTTCAACAATTTTAATAATTCAATGGAATCAGAACTGTTCGATAGTTTGGTCGTTGAGTCTATTAAAATTTACGGTCAGGACATGTATTACATCATACGAACTGAAAATAATTACGATGGAATTTATGGAGAGGATGATGTTTCATCGTATGATAATGCTTTACTAATTGAAATGTACATCAAGTCAGTTGAAGGGTTTGGGGGTCAAGGCTCGTTTATGTCAAAATTTGGTCTTGAAATTAGAGACCAAGTAACATTTTCTGTTGCCAAAAGAACTTTTGAAAATGAAATAACAAATCAGTTTGCTCATCTAATTAGACCGAGAGAAGGCGATTTAATATACTTTCCATTAAACCAAAAGTGTTTTGAAATCAAGTACGTTGACAAATTTCAAATGTTTTATCCACTGGGTTCTTTGCATTTATATGACGTTCAATGTGAGCTGTTTGAATACTCAAACGAAAAGTTTAACACTGGGATTGATGAGATAGACAAACTACAGAAGAATTTCTCGTTCAACACGTACGATTATGGAATAAAGACAGAAGATGGGTTTGTGTTAAAAACTGAAAATGGTATTCCATTAATAACAGAACAATATGAAGAGACGTTTGCTGAGTTTGATCCGTTGGCTGACAACGTTCGAATTGAACAAGAATCCGCTAGAGACACTGCAGATTCTCTGTTGTCGTGGAATGAATCGAATCCTTTTGCTGAAAATAAATATTAATAAAAAGAAAGAGTTTCATGTTTGGACATCAGATGTTCTATTTTTCTACCATAAGAAAAATGGTCGTGTATATGGGAACTATATTAAACGACATTAACATTACGAGAGCTGATAGTTCTGGTAACACAACACATTTGATGCGAGTGCCTTTACAATACGGTCCAAAAGATAAAGAATTGGCAAGAGTTAAGGCTGACCCAGAGATTCAACGAGAAACTGCGATTACATTGCCCCGAATGTCTTTTGAAATGAAATCTGTGCAGTATGATCCATCTCGAAAGTTGAACACTCTAGGACGAATTGTTAGAAAAGACAACGACGACGCGAATAAATTCCGTCGAATGTATAACCCAGTTCCTTTTAACTTTCAGTTCGTTGTCAGCGTCTATGTAAAAAACGTGGAAGATGGAACAAAGATAGTTGAACAAATAATTCCATTCTTCACTCCAGAATTTACATCTACTGTAAATGTTATTCCAGAAATGGACATCTCAATTGATATACCAATTGTTCTAAACGACGTTACGATGGAAGATACTTATGAAGGATCGTTTGACGACAATAGATTGGTGATCTGGACATTGACGTTCACTGTTAAGGGGATGTTGTTTGCTCCAATTGTATCTAAACCAATTATTAAATTCTCAAATACTGATTTTTACATTGGTAATACAGAAACTAGCAACACTTATGTGTCAGCAATTCAAGTAAAGCCGGGAATGGATAGTAATGGTAATCCAACAACAAACAATGATATAACTGTTAATACCAATATAATTGAAGTTGATGATACCTGGGGTTATATTACATTAACAGATTCTATCTATTTCTCGAATACATAACAAGAGGATTTCATGAAAACCTTAAGACAATTTATCAACGAAACGTTTGCCAATGAAATAGGAGCGGCTTCAAAACTTCCGAAGAATACAAACATCGATGAGCCATATATCAAATACCGGCTTAACAATGCTAAAAAATTTAATTCTAATTCACCAGATCATATAATTTACCACATAAAAGAAGCCAATGGTAAAAATCAATACCATTGGGTTAATAGAAAGACAGGAAATGTAGATTTTCGTATGGAAACAACAAGTACCCCCGGCAAATTACCAAATGAAGAGTTTCACAGTAACATTCTAATTCAATCAAGAGAAAATGGCCCACCAATGGGTATCACTGCGTTTCATGATCTATGGAGTGGTAGGCTCGGGCATTATGGAATCACTGTGCATGACAATCAATCAGAAGGAGCTGTTAGACTACACAATAATCTTCGCGAAAAATTTGGTAACAAAGTATTGTATCACACATATAACCCAAAAACAGGAAAAGCAGAACACCTAACTCGTGGAGTTGCCGCCAGTCCCGCCACACCTGGTCCCTTATTTAAGGCTATAAAAGACACGCAAATTGTGGCAATGATGGCACCTAAAAACAGACCGCCTTTAGCAAAACCAAAAATGACAGTCCAATGAATGACGATAAAATTGCCGATGCATTAGATTTAACTCCTTTAATTCCTCAAAAAAAGGAATTGAAAATGATAACGTCAGATGACGATTATCAAATGGCCAAAGGCAATATGCAAAATGTACTTGAGGTTGGAACTAATGCATTGTCCGAACTCGCGTCAATGGCAAATTTGTCGCAAGATCCTAGAGTATATCGAGTATTAACGGAACTAATTTCAGCAATGACGACCGCAAACAAAGAAATGATGGAAATCAAAATGAAACAAGTTGACATTGAGCAAAAACAGCAAAAAGAACAATCTCCTCAGACTGTCAACCAAAACTTGTTTGTTGGGTCGACTGCAGATTTAGTTAAGCTACTAGAAAGAAGTAAAACTGAAAACGTTTAAGCAATTTCTAACTGAAATGCAATCGTCTTCTGGCATAATAATGGATTTACATAAAGGCTTGTTAATTCATCATGGAGCAATACAAACAGGGTAATATGAATAAGACAATAACTGGATATCGTGGATCAACTACATTAAAAAAAGCAAATACTCCAATTGAATGGACGCCTGAGCTAATTGAAGAGTTGGTCAAATGCTCCAAAGATCCTTTGTACTTTGCTGAAAAACACATGAAGATCGTTAGTAAAGACCATGGATTAATAACGATTCCTTTGTATGACTATCAAAAAGAAATCATAACATCTGTATTGAATGAAAAATACACAGTTGCAGAATGCTCACGACAAGCCGGCAAGACAACTAGTATCACCGTATTCGTCCTTTGGTATATCCTTTTCAATGAACACAAGACAGTGGCAATTCTTGCAAATAAAGCTGAAACGGCAAGGGAAATTTTGTCCAGAATTCAGTTGGCATACGAGCATCTTCCTAAATGGTTACAACAAGGAGTAATTGAATGGAATAAAGGGTCGTTTGAACTAGAAAATGGTTCGAAAGTTCTCGCTGCTGCAACATCTTCAAATAACATTCGTGGTTTTGCAGTTAATTTGCTAGTCATCGACGAGGCTGCTTTCGTCGAAGGCTGGAATGAGTTCTTTACCTCTGTGTTTCCAACAATTTCTGCAGGCAACACTTCAAAAATTGTTTTAATTTCAACCGTTAATGGTCTCAACCATTTTTATAAGATTACCTCATTAGCTCGACAAGGCAAAAATAAATATAAATTGATATCTGTTCCATGGCAACGAGTGCCTGGTAGAGATGAAAAATGGAAGCAAGACACTCTTGCTGGGATGAACTTTGATCATGATAAGTTTGCCCAAGAATTTTGCGTTTCCGGAGACACTGAAATTACAGTTAAAGACAAAATAACCGGAGAAATAAAAACAATCAAAATAGAGGACGTATATAATGATTGTGGTATATAAATTGACTAGAAGTGATGGAAAACAGTATATTGGAAAAGCATCAAACTTCAAGAATAGATTATGTCATCATACAAAAAGTAAAAGATTTGAAGGACATTCTATAGTAGAACACGAAATATTAGAGTGTTGTGAAACACACAAACAAGCTCTAACGTACGAAAAAAAATATATTGAGCAATATGATACTTTTCATAATGGGTTGAATAAAACAAAAGATGGCTCTGGAAATCATACTTCGCCAAATTTTACTACTGAAGGATTTCAATTCACTAAAGAATCAAAGAAAAAAATGAGCGACAGCGCAAAGAGAAGAAATCAAATAAAACATGCGCAATCCTGGCACAATAATCTTTCACAAGAAGAAAAAGCAAACTTATATAAAATGCATTCGTTGAAGACGAAAGGTAAGCCAAAGCCAACAACGATAAAAACAGAAATAGTATTAGACATTTTAACTTGTTATAAAGATAAAATTGAATTGCCAAACATTGGTCAAAAAAGGCAAAATGGAAGATTTATGACTTATCGACAAGCATTCAGTCTGTTTTTTTCAAATAAATATCACATATCGCCAAGAACAGTAATCAATATAATAGAAAATAGAGTGTATTCATGGAAACCTCTTTACGAAGAAATAATAGGTACCAAATCTTAACTCCTTCCGGGTGGTCAGACTTCAGTGGCATTAGTAAAAGCGTTAGATCTGACATTGTTAAAATTGTTCTTGACGATGGAATAACACTCAAAGGGACGTCCAACCACAGAATATTAAACAGTAACAATGAATTTATAGAGCTAAGCGAGGTCCGTGTTGGAATGGTTTTGAAAACCAAGCTTGCTAATAAAATAATAATTGAAGTTTCTATAGCGGACGAGTGTACAGAAGTATATGATGCGTACAATGTGGTTAACGGTCACCAATACTTTTCAAATAAAATTATATCACACAACTGCAACCAGTACCTTGGCTCATCTGGTACACTAATTGCTGGTTGGAAGCTTCAACAACTTGTCGCTCAACAACCAGTGTTTGAAACGCTGAACGTTAAGCAATATAATAAACCAGAGAAAAATAGAACGTATGTTGGAATAGTAGACGTTTCAAGAGGAAAAGGGTTGGATTATTCAACATTACAAGTGATAGATGTTACAGAGATGCCATATAAACAATCACTTACATATCGTGACAACATGATTACTCCTGCTGATTTTGCGGAATTGATTCATAGAATTGGTATTCAATACAATAATTGCGCAATCTTAATTGAAGTCAACGACATTGGTCAACAGGTTGCTGAAACATTATATTTTGATTTTGAATACTCGAATATGATGTTTAGTGAGTCTGCCGGAAAATCTGGCAAACGAATTACACAAAGTTACAAATCAAATAGTGCAACCGATAAAGGAATTAGAACGACCAAGTCTGTTAAATCAATCGGCTGTTCAATGTTGAAACTACTAATTGAGCAAGATCAGTTAATTATTAATGATTATGACACAATTCAAGAATTATCAACATTCTCCAAAAAAAACCAAAGCTATCAAGCTGAGCCCGGTTGCCACGATGATTTGGTAATGTGTTTGGTATTGTTTGGATATTTGTCTGAGCAACCATTTTTCAAACAACTAACCGACATCAACACGTTATTAACTCTGAAAGAATTTAATCACGATCAATTAGAAAACGAATTGTTGCCATTTGGGTTTATTAATGATGGGATTGAAGACACTCAGTTTACCGACTTTGATAGAGATCGGTGGATGATTGTTGATCAAAATTACATTTTTAATAAATAGTTTTGAATTAAAATAATAACAATCCTAACAAAGGGAGATTACAATGGCAACTTCATTAATTTCACCCGGCGTAGAAGTAAGAGAAATTGATCTTACTACGATTGTTCCATCAGTAACGACTACTGAAGGTGCAATTGCCGGGGTATTTTGCTGGGGACCAATCGAACAACGTGTTCTAATTGATTCAGAAACCCAGTTAGTTAATCGTTTTGGTAAGCCAACAAATCTAAACGCAGAAACGTTCTTTACCGCTGCTTCTTTCTTGGCGTATGGCAATCGTCTGTATGTGTCTCGTGCTGCTAACACTGCTGGTAAAACTCCGTCTATTTCGGCAAACGTTCAAGCATCAAATTCAACAGTAACTCTTGCTACTGGCAATACTTCTGGATTAGAAGCTGGAATGATCGTGATTTCTTCTTCAGACTCCGGTCTTGCTATTGGAGCAACAATTCAATCAATTTCAAATAGCACAGCGTTCGTTTTAACAACTGCATCAGATGCTATTGCGAACACAACGACAGATGATATTCAATTTGTAACGAATACTGCATTTTCTGCTGTCGCAAACACAGGTGAAGTTGCTAACCTTGAATATCAAATTGTTAAAAACGAAACAGACTTCACAACAAAGTATGGTACGTTTGATAGCGACGTTAAATTTGTCGCTCGTTTCCCTGGCGAACTTGGAAACTCATTAAAAATTTCAGTATGTGGCAATTCAGCTGGGTATAACTCAACTGTTAACCTTGCGACGTCTAACGCCACTTCAAATCTTGTGTTCACTTCGGGATCTAATTCTGCAACATTTACAGTCAATGGAACTGTTGCTGAAGCAACAGCGTTGATTGGCAATTTCCAAGTAACAGATAAACTTGAGGTTGGCAACTCGTTAATTGGAACACAGTATTTAACCATCAGCACAATTTCAGACGTGACCAGCACAAGCTCTGGTACCAGACTAGATGAAGTTAAAAACATTGTTATTAATTATCAAAGCGGTAATACCGAAGTAACAGTAAGCTCTGGTAATACAAGCAACATTCTTGTTGGTTATATTTTCACATCAGCCACAGCAGCTGCAAATGGATTGACCGTTGCTAGCGTAACAAACTCTACTTCTTTTGTGGTGTCAACTGCACCTGCAGCAACCGCAACAAGCGTCACTGTTACTGCAAACGAACCGGTTGCTGTATTTAACAATCAGTATACACTTGGTTTGGAAGATCGTTACACCCTTGCTGATGATTACACCTTCATTTCAGCAAATGCAACGACTAGAACAGTATCTCGCTACTGGGAATTTTTCAATCTAGTAGATGCTGCTCCTGGCCAATCTGATTATCAAATTCAATTTGGTAACTCATCTGTCAATTCAGATGAAATGCACATCGTTGTGACAGACGATGGCGGCAAATTTACTGGTGTTCCAGGTACGGTTCTTGAAGTGTATCGTGCAGTGTCTCGTGCAACAGATGCAAAAACGGTTGATGGTGCATCAAACTACTGGAAAACAGTTATTAACGACGCTTCTCAGTACGTATATGCAACTAATGACATATCTGGTGCTGCTTCTCAGACGGCCGAAAACTTGGCAAGCTCAACCCTCGACGTTGTTTCTTACAGAATGACTCTTGGACGTGATGGAAAAGACGAATCAAATATCGAGCGTTCAGTTGTAACTGCTGGTTACGATATGTTCAAGTCAACAGAAGACGTTGAAATCTCTCTAATCCTAACTGGCAAGTCAAACAACTTCCAATTAGCAAACTATCTAATCGATAACATCGCTGAAATAAGAAAAGATTGTATCGTTCTAGTTTCTCCACAAAAGGGTGATGTTGTTAATAATATTGGTCAGGAAGCTGACTCAGTTGTTGCTTTCCGTAACAATCTAAGATCTACTTCTTATGCCGTGCTGGATTCTGGTTACAAATATATGTACGACCGTTACAACGATATCTATCGTTGGATTCCTCTAAACGGTGATGTTGCTGGTCTTTGTGTTCGTACAGATGCCACTAACGATCCATGGTATTCGCCAGCTGGATACAATCGTGGTCAGATTAAAAACATCGTAAAATTAGCGTTTAATCCAAGACAATCAGATCGTGATACTCTTTACAAGAATGGCATCAATCCAGTAGTAACCTTCCCTGGTCAGGGAACTGTTCTATTTGGCGATAAAACTCTTCTTGCAAAGCCATCGGCGTTCGATCGAATCAACGTTCGTCGTCTGTTCATCGTTCTTGAAAAAGCAATATCCCGCGCTTCAAAATATACACTGTTTGAGTTCAATGACGAATTTACCAGACTACAGTTTAAGAATCTAGTTGTGCCATATCTTCGTGACGTGCAAGGACGTCGTGGTATTACCGATTTCTTAGTTGTTTGCGATGGAACAAACAATACTCCTGAAGTAATTGATCGTAACGAGTTTATTGGTGATATTTACATCAAACCAGCACGTTCAATCAACTTCATTCAGCTAAACTTCGTTGCTGTCCGTACTGGCATCGCTTTTTCGGAAGTAGTCGGCAGATTTTAATTTAGATTCAATGGTGTCTGTATAAATAGTACAGACACCATTTTCAACAATAATAAAAAAATAAGGAGTCCGAAATGGGTTTTAATATTAACGAGTTCAGAGCGAATGGCTTGAGTCTCGGAGGTGCTCGTCCTTCTCTGTTTGAAATTATATTTCCAGAATGGCCAGGATCCACTGGTTCTGACGCCAGATCAAAGTTAACTCTGTTAGCCAAAGCATCCCAAATCCCTCCATCTATTATTGGCCAGGTTGAAATTCCATACTTTGGTCGTCGTATCAAACTAGTTGGCGATCGGGTTTATACCAACTGGAACGTTACCATTATGAATGACGAAGATTATCAGATTCGTAAGGCAATGGAAAAATGGCATGAGCTGTTAAATGATCATGTCGAGAATGTTATGAGTACTGAAAATGCTCCTAGTCCGGGAACATCCACGACCAGTACAACGTCTGGTTATAAGAGAGATGCAATCGTAATTCATTATTCAAAAGGAGGTACAGCGATAAAAACTTATTTAATTGTTGGGTTGTTTCCAGTAACAATCAGTGAAATGGCCCTTGACTGGGAAGCGATTGATCAGGTTCAGCAGTTTGACGTTGAGTTTGCTCTTGATTATTGGGAACCTCTATCTAATGCAGTCGAATCAGACATACCCCTTTAAACGTTAGCAACACCTCCAACAATTCAAGGCGTATTATAATCTCATGAAAATTTTTGGTTTTAGAATTGAACGTGACGTCGAAAAAGATCCTTACATTGAAAAGTCATTTGCTCCTCAAGTAAGTGATGACGGTGCTGTAATAGTTGCAGCTGGAGGAACATTTGGTACATATGTTGATTTAGATGGTACAGTTCGCACTGAGGCTGAATTGGTTTCAAAGTATCGCGAAATGTCTCTACAACCAGAAATTTGCAAAGCAATTGATGAAGTTACTAACGAAGCAATTGTTATCGAGGACGTTCAACCGATTGTTGAAATCGTCCTTGATGACTTGCCAGTAAAAGACAACCTTAAAAAGGTAATTACACAAGAGTTCAATAACCTTCTAGGCATTATTGATTTTCAGAACGATGCGTATGACATTTTCAGGAGATGGTATGTCGATGGAAGAAGTTATTATCATGTGATTATCAACGAGCAGAATCCCGATGAAGGTATTCAGGAGCTGAGATACATCGATCCTCGGAAGATCCGTAAAATCAGAGAGGTTCAAAAATTATCTGACCCCGACACTGGAATTCCCATTCAGCAAACCAAAGCTGAATATTACATGTATAATGATAGGAGGTTCAACTACTCAAACAGACAAGTAATTCCAGATTCAAGTATCTCAACTGGAATTAGAATTCAACCAGACTCAATAATTCATCTTACTTCTGGTATCATGGATGAAAACAACACAATGGTGTTATCGTATCTTCATCCAGCAATTAAACCATTGAACCAATTAAGAGCCTTGGAAGATTCTTCGTTGATTTATCATCTCTCCAGAGCTCCAGAAAGAAGAATTTTTTATATTGACGTTGGTAATTTGCCAAAAATGAAAGCCGAGCAATATGTACGTGAAATGATGGTCAAGTATAAAAACAAACTATCATACAATGCTCAGACTGGCGAGATTAAAGACGATCGTAAGTTTATGACGATGCTTGAAGATTATTGGCTTCCAAGAAGAGAAGGTGGCAGAGGTACTGAAATTGATGTGCTTCAGGGAGGTACAGCATTGCCTCAACTTCTTGAGTCTGTTCAATACTTTCAAGACAGATTGTATAGATCACTACAAGTTCCATTAACAAGAATGAAGCCTGATGCAGTATATAATCTTGGTAGAGCGACTGAAATTACTAGAGATGAAGTAAACTTTTCAAAGTTTATTAACCGAGTTAGATCAAAGTTTACGTTTTTATTCACATCTGCATTAGAAAAACAATTAGTGTTGAAAAGAATCGTTGCGCCGGAAGATTGGGAACAACTGAAGCGATTTTTAAAATTTAGATTTAATAAAGACAATTATTTTGCAGAGTTAAAGGATCTTGAATTAATGAACGATCGGTTCGTCCGTCTTCAAGAAATTGATCAGTATGCTGGAAAATACTATTCTCATACTTGGGTACGTAAGAATATCTTGAAACAAACCAACGAAGAAATTGAAGAAAACGATCAAGAGATTTACCAAGAGTTTGAAAATCCACAATTCAATCAAGAGTTATTGCAACAAGAAATAATGCAACAACAAGCACAAAATCAGGAGACGCCTAATGCCAAACGTAAGTAACCTAATCCTCGAAGCTATCGAAAAAAAGCCACATGACATGAAAGGAACTTTTCATCAATTAATGGCTAGTAAAATTGAAGAAGCTTTGGAAGCAAAGAAAATTGAAGTTACAGAGTCATTCTTCGGTCCTGAAGATGAAGAAGTAGAAGATTCTTTCGAAGAAGATCTTGGTGGTGATGAGTCCGAAGATGATTCGCCTGAATCAGACGAAGAAGATGACACGGACAAAACTGAAGACGAATCAGAGGACCAATAATTATGACAAAGTTATTGAAAGATTTTCTTGCTGAGTTATACGAACCTCGTTCTCCAGACGAAAAGAAGTTCGTTGATAAGCATATAATTACAAAATTCGAAAATATGTATTCTGGAGAAGAATATGATCCAGTATTCAAAGGATCAAAAGTAGCTCCAATCGATCGTAAAAAAGAACGTCATGGATATAGTTCTGGTGCTGATGAAAAAGTTTATGAAGAAACAGAGCAATTAGATGAAGTTCTTAAAGTATCTGATGGTATTGGTGTATGGATTAAAGACTTTATTGATTCTGATAATCCAAAGTTTGTTGGCAAATCTAAAGAAGAACGTCGAAAGCAAGCTATTGCCGCTTTCTACGCAGCAAAACGTAAAGGTTAATTATGGCAAGTTCAATCATTCATAACAGAAAAAATCTATCTGTTACTGTGCATACAACGTCAAATACTACGTTAACGATTGCTGGTAACAACTCAGTTTCTAACGTAGCAATTGATGATGAGGTGTTAACTGGCGCTGCAATTAAGCAAATATGGGCATCTAGTCCTTCGGGCAACGGAGCGTATTGGACAGTTAAACGTGGAGCAAATACTGTAGTGGTTATGGACTCTACATCATGGTTTGATTTTGCGGGTAATGGCAATTTATTAAACAAAGATTCTTCTGCAACTTTAGTATTGGAGCTTTCCAATGTTGGTGACGATCAAGGTTTCATTATGATTGAATTACAGAAAGAAGGGACCCCAGTACAGTACTAAGGAAAAGTAAAATGAAACTTATTACAGAGTTAATGGAAGGAATTTCTTACATTTCTGAAGCAAGAGAAGACGGTAAGAAAAACCTTTATATTGAAGGAGTATTCATGCAATATGATACTCCAAATAGAAACGGAAGAATCTACAATCGCTCTATTATGGAACGAGAAGTTACTCGTTATGTCAATGAAGTAGTTTCACAAAAAAGAGCTTATGGTGAACTGAATCACCCATCCGGACCCCAAATTAATTTGGATCGTGTTTGCCACATTATTGAGAGCTTAGAACTAAGGTCTAATTGTGAAGTACTTGGTAAAGCCAGAGTAGTTGATACTCCAATGGGTAATATTGTCAAAGGTCTTTTAGAAGGCGGAGCAAACCTTGGTGTTTCTTCACGAGGTCTCGGATCTTTGAAAGAAGGTAAGAATGGTATTATGGAAGTTCAACAAGACTTCCGCTTGGTCACGGCAGCCGATGTTGTCGCTGATCCATCAGCCCCAAGAGCTTATATTAATGGAATCATGGAAAACGTTGACTGGGTATTTAATGAAGCGAATGGCGAATGGATTAAACAAACTCAAAAACACATTCACTCACTATCAAAAACACAATTAGAAGAACAGAAAATTGTTCTTTTCAAAAATTTCTTGAAAACTCTTTAAATATAAATAAACTAAAATATCCCAAAAGGAGACAATAAATGGCTAAAAGGAAGTTAGAAGAACAAATTAAAAATGCTGAAGTTGATTCTTCTGTTGACAAAACAATTGAAGAAACAGCTGCATCAGATTCAATTGAAATGCAACCATCAGACGCTTCACGTGCATCGATGATGGCTCAGGCTACCACACAGATGGCAACCATGGATAAGTCAATGCTTGCTCAAGTACTAGCAATGATGAACTCCAAAGAGTTTGCCAAAAACATTCCCGACGACGCTGCTGATAGAAACCGTCAGTCAGTTTCAATGAAGGGTGCAATGAAAGAAGACGTTGCTGAGCTATTTGATGGTGAGCAACTTTCCGAAAAATTTAAAGAAAAGACTGC